CCACAAGCTGACTTTGATGGTGTACAACGTGCTCTCACAATCAATAGAACACTATCCACGCACGACACGGACTACCCTGACCTACATTCAACTCTAACGGAGGACTTCTAAATGCCCGCTTACTCCACTCCTGGTGTCTACGTAACTGAGACGCAGCTTTCCAGCCTGATCACTCCGAACGTCGGTGGCACTGCCGCTGTCTTCTTCGGTGAAGCTGCTCGTGGCCCCGTGGCTGCCACCCTTGTGCAGGACTGGACCACGTACAAGACTCTGTACGGTGATCTTGAGAACGCCTACGACCTCGGTTACGCCGTGTACCACTTCTTCGCCAACGGCGGTCGTGCGTGCTACGTCGTGCGTGTCGCCCCCGCCGCAGCTACCACGGCTACAAAGGCTGCTATCCCGTTCTACCCAACCGGTAACGCCAACGCTTCGGCATCGCTCTTCACTGCTACGGCTACTAGCCCTGGCACGTGGGGCAACTCCCTCGCAGTGCAGATCTCCGCTGGTAACATCTCCACCACTGACACGGCCTACGGTACGTTCAATGTCATCGTGACGCTGGGTGGCACCGAGGTTGAGCGCTGGACTGAGGTCACTCTTGACCCGAACGGCAGCCGTTATGTTGAGGCCGTTCTCAACAACTACAGCCGCTACATCGTGGTATCCGGTGTCTCCACCGCCGCAGCAGACGTGGACCTTGACTGGTTCACCGGTAGCAACGCACTTGCCGGTGCTGTAGCAGGTACCATTGCTGACAGCGACTTCACCGCAGCCCTCACGGCCCTGGACGTGGTTAGCGGTACTCTGATCCTGAACGCTGTTGGTAAGACCTCCTCCACCATCATCTCTGCCTTCGGTGCAAAGGCACAGTCTCGTGGAGACTCCTTCCTCATCATCGACCCGTCCGCATCTGATCAGGACTTTGCTGATCTACAGGCAACGGCGGCTAACTACGCAGCCCTTACCGGTGCCGGGTACGCTGCCCACTACGTGCCGATGCTCAAGATGGTGGACCCGGTGAAGTCTGGTCCTGGTGCTGTCCGTACTACCTACCCCGGTGGTGCCGTGGCTGGTCTGATCGTGCGCACCGAGGTGGAGCGCACCGTAGCGAAGGCCCCCGCTGGATACTCTTCCGACATCCGTGGTGCGCTCGGTCTGGCTATCCCGCTCACCGACACCCAGATCGGTACGCTGTACGACGGCTCCCCCCAGGTCAACGCCTTCAAGGCAGTACCCGGTGGCGGCATCACCGTGTTCGGTGCTCGCACCCTCAGCAAGGCGAACCCTGACAAGTTCATCAGCGTTCGTCGTACTCTGAACCACATCAAGTACAACGTCAAGGATCTCACGCAGTTCGCTGTGTTTGAGCCGAACGACAGGAACCTCTGGGAGCGTCTGAACCTCGCTGTTTCCAGCTTCCTCTCCGACCTGTGGCGCTCCGGTGCCCTCAAGGGAGACCGTGCTTCTGACGCCTTCTTCGTGGTGTGCGACGAGTCCAACAACACGCCGTTCACCATCGACAACGGCCAGGTCAACATCAGCGTGGGCGTGGCTCTCCAGTACCCTGCCGAGTTCGTGGTCATTGAGATCAGCCAGTGGACTGGCGGCAGCAACGCTGTCGAAACCCTCTAACACACCAAGGAGATAAGTAACTATGGCTCGTGCAGCACACACTGACCCGCTAAGGAACTTCAAGTTCAGGGTCACTATCGCCCCCACACCGGGCAGCGCTCTGTCCCGACAGATTGGAAGTCAGATCTCTGGTCTAGGCTTTGCAGTCGTGTCCGGTCTTAGCGTTCAGAATGAGATGATCGCCTATCGTGAGGGTGGCATGAACACGCACCCGCACAAGATGATCGGTCAGTCTGACTACGGCCCCGTGACGTTCAGCAAGGGTGTCTTCGCCAACGAAGACGCTCTATACAAGTGGCAGACGTTCCTCCACTCTTGGAGCCAGGGTACTCAGACTTCTGGTTCCACCAGTGCGGCTAACGACTACCGATGCGACATCACGGTAGCCGTGTACGACCACCCGGTGTCCAGCGGTAACTACGCCACGCCAGGTGAGTTGAACGCCAATCCGACACCTGCTGGTGCAGCAAAGCTCGGCTACAAGCTGTTCAACTGCTGGCCCGGTAGCTGGAGCATGACTGACCTCAACGCAGGCGACTCCAGCATCCTGATCCAGCAGATGGTCATCAACCACGAGGGCTTCCGTGTCCTGTGGTCGCCGTCCGCTACGGGCAGCATCAGCACTACTGAGCTTGCTCAGATCAGCTGATTCACGTTACAATCCATTAAGACACCTACGAGGAGAACTAAGTGAGCACTAGCTCAGAAGCAGACATGATCAACTCTATGGCAGCGGACCCCGTCCCCGCCATCAAGCCCCCGCTGTCCACGCAGATTGAACTCCTGCGTGGACTAGGCGAGAAGCACGATGATGGTTCGGAGACATGGCACGACGTGGCCTACATCAAGGAGTTGACAGGTGCCGACGAAGAGGCACTGGCTGGACTGGAGAACAAGAAGGGCATCACCTATACGGAGTACATGAACGCTCTCCTGGAGCGTGCGGTCCTTCGTATCGGTAGCCTAGAGGTAGCGAAGTACCCAGGTCTGATGAACAAGCTCATCTTGCCTGATCGTGACATGCTCTTCCTTGGTGTGGTACGAGCAACGTACGGTGTCGGCAGGGACCTGCGAGTGAGGTGCCCCCACTGTGGCGAGAGCAACGATGTGCAGATCAACCTGGACGAAGACTTCCCCATCAGGAAGCCCGACTTCGATCTGCGGGACACGTTGAAGGTGACCACCAAGAACGGTGTTATCCAGCTTCGCCTCCCCAACGGTGAAGACACGGTAAAGGCACAGAAGGATGCAAAGACAGACGCCGAACTCAACACTGCCATGATCGCAAGGTGTGCAGTGTTCGAAGAGGGCGAGGAGCCGGATGACCGTCAGCAGTGGGCTAGAGACCTCAACGCTGGTGTCCGTCGTGCTCTTGTCAACGCCATCCTCGCTGTGCAGCTGGGTCCCGATCTTGAGGGGGTGGATGCTCAATGCGCCGTGTGTGGACAAGACATGCCACTCTCGCTGGATTGGGTGAGCCTTTTATTCAGTTAATCTGAGTCACATCTACTGGGAATACGATCTGATCGCCTCCGTCTACCAAGGGTTCTCTTTGAACGAATTGAAAGACATGTCCTTTCGACAGCGTGACTACTGGTTCCGCATGGCGAAGTGGCGTAAGTAAATGGAGGTGAGAGATGGCTACGCCTGAACAAGAAGTAGGAGCGATGATGGGTGGGGTGTTCCCTCAGCCTCGTATCGGCGGTACCCACACCGGCCCCATCTCCTCTGTCAAGGCTGGGTTGAAGGTAGACACCAAGCAGCTTAAGGACCTGAACGCAGAACTCAGGGAGGCGAACCGCCTTGCTAAGGAGTTCGTCGCCACAGTCAGCAGGGCCAAGCTGCCGGGTGGACAGGGTAACCAGGGCAAGGTCTCTGGTTACATGAACATCCCGGCCACGCCCCCAGGGTCTGCTCAGCCAGGGCAGTTGGCCGGTGGCACTATCGCCACCAACAGAGGGACCCCCTCCACCGACAGTGCGCTGAGTGGGCGTGCTGGCATCTTTGCTGCCTTCGCTGGTATGGAGATGGCGCAGACCGCTGTGCGTGGCCTGGACCAGCGCATCAGCCGTGGAGCCGACTACGCTCTGACCGCTGACCGCTACAACGTGGTCATGCAGCAGCAGTACGGCCTCACTCAGAACCAGGTGATGAACCAGATGCGTAAGCCTCTGGCCAACTACCGTCTTGGTCCTGACGGCATCAACGCCATGATGGGCTTCCAGATGCAGACTGGCTACAAGGCCACCCCGCAGCTGGCTAACTCCCTCGCAGGTATTCGTGCAATCACCGGATACTCCAAGACCGGTCAGGACGTGGTCAATGACCAGATGACCATGATGGACCCCACCGTTGCCAACCGTCAGTTTATGATGCTAGGCGTCAACGCCTACACAGCTAATGGTCAACTGAACGACCCCATCAAGATGCGTCAGCAGATGGTCAAGGCGATGGGCCTCACCAACGAGATGGCGCTTCGTGGGGCCAAGGGTCCAGGCTCTGTCACACGTGCAAGGATGACTGACGCCGGTATCTCCGCAGAGATGCAGGACGAGATCCTCACCTACGCTGAGTCCAACCTCACCTACAAGAAGAAGGGCGGGGCTGGCATGTACGACCCTTCGAAGAAGGGGGACCGTAGGCGAATGGGTATTGAGGAGAACTACGCTACCCAAGTAGAGGAAACAGAGCGCCTCCGTCAGAGCCGTGAAGAAGACTTCTCTCGTCGTCAGTTGGACAACTTTGCCAGCATGGAGAAGGCCACTCAGCAACAGGTCAAGATCCTTGGCAACATCGAAGACATGCTGAGTGGGCTGATCGGTAAGCGAGCCAACACCTCTGGTTGGCAGAAGTGGGGCGGTCGTGCCCTACAGATGGCGGGGGCGGCGGCTATGTTTGTCAACCCGGCAGTTGGCATGGGCACAATGGCGCTTGGCTCCGTGATGGCCGGTGACCCTACGGGCAACGATGGGGGCGGCGGTTCCACTTCTACCCGCAAGAACGGCAACGCCAGCGACGACTCCATTATGATCCCCGTGGGCTACGGGGGCAAGCGTGCGTCCCTGTCAGCGGTGAAGCAGCGCTCTGACTTCCGTTCTTTGAACCCCAAGATGCAAGAGCGCCTGTTGAGCATGTTCCGAGACAACCCCAATGTCGGTATCGGCGGCGGTGCTCGTGACTCCAACCAGCAGAAGGCTATGTTCCTCAGCCGCTACCGCAGGACTAGCAAGAAGACCGACATCGAATGGGATGGATCGTACTGGGAGCACGTGTCCGGTGCTGCCGCTGCGCCCCCAGGAAGGTCCATGCACGAGATCGGACTCGCTGCTGACCTCGTTGGTGACCTCAAGTGGATGAACGCTAACGCCGCCAAATACGGCCTTAAGCACTTTGCTGGCGTTAACAGCGAGCCGTGGCACGTCCAGCCCGCCGAGCTTCCTAACTCCCGTCGTGCGTACGAGAAGAGTGGTGCCTCTTGGGGTACTGATGGCTACAGCGATCATGGTTCCACTGACAACGCTGTCAACAAGGACATCCCGGTTGAAGCAGAGCACGGCAACCACGGCGGTAGTTTCAGCAGTCTCCTCCGTGACTTCTCTGGCATGTCCATCAGCGAGATCATGGCTGCAATGGAAGAGGGTGGCGCTTCTGCTCTTCAAGCTGGTAAGGCTGGGGGTGGTCCCCCAGGTAGCACACCTAAGAAGGAGGGCACCAACACCATCGGTGACACTCCTATCGCTGGAGTGACCAGCCCCAATACTGGTGGGGCCATTGCTGGCGTAGACGTGGCTCGTGCTGCGTTCTCTGCTGGATTCCGTGGTGAGGATCTCGTCAAGATGATCGCTATCGCTAAGCGTGAGTCTGGATGGCGTCCCCGTGCCTACAACGGCAACCTCAGCACTGGCGACCAGTCGTATGGACTCTGGCAGCTGAACACCCTCAACTCCAAGAAGGGTGGAATGATGGGGGACCTTGTCAACTCCATCCTCGGTAAGCCTGCCGGTAACAAGGACTTCAACGAACTCTTCGACCCCAACGTGAACGCTCGTGTTGCCTTTGAGTTCTACAAGCGTAACGGCAACACGCTCCGTCCGTGGGGCGGCTACAAGGGCGTCTCCGACACGCACGGAGCCGACCAGTACATGGCTGCTGCACAGCAGGCTGTGAAGGCTGCGCAGCTGGGAGACCCCTACAGCGGAGAGGGTCCTGCTAGAATGGGCGGCGGTAGCACTAACGTGACGAGTTCCCCGACGTACAACATCACTATCGCCCCCTCCATCACGTTCACTGGCACCCCACAGACACCGGATCTACGGAACATTGCACAGGAAGTAACTAGCATGATGGAAGAGCAGGTTCGTTCACTCACCATGAGGGGCGCATAATGACGGGTACCGGGTACCACAACGATCAGTTCTTCAACCTAGGCGCTGCCGCCGAGCCTGGCTCTGCACAGAAGGTGGACGGCCAAAGCACGTTCGTCCCCCTACGAGCCGACAACGCTCTCTTCTCCTACCCTGACAACCAGATCCGCACTGAGGATCACACTGGTCGTAGGAACCAGACATTGAAGAAGGGCTACATCCGCTCCATGCTGACATCGAACGCAGGAGCGAAGGTCAGCCTGAGGAAGTGCCAGTTTCAGTTCAACCCGACTACGCTACAGCAGTCGGTATCTTCGAACTCGTCCATGCTGAACTTCCTACAACAGGACCCCGCTCAGTACGCTCAGCCGATGCCGGGTAACGTGAACTTCTCATTCACGCTCTTCTTCGACCGTTCCCTAGAGGTGAACAACGCCAAGAGCACTGTCGTGTCCAACCCCAACGTCGATGCCGACCTTTGGAGGGACAACTCCCCTGGACAGGTTGGTGTGCTACACGACCTCTCCGCCTTCTTCGGTGTGGTCGGTCAGGGTCTGAACAAGTCTCAGATTGAATACATGCAGGGAGTTCTACAGGACACGGTCACTGCTGAGGCGAACGCTTCGACAGCGGAAGACTCGGTCACTCAAGGAGAGAAGGCGCTCTCCAACATCAATAGTTTCCTAGACATCAACCTCGGTAACTCGGCGTTCTTGCTCCCCGTTCCTGTTCGTGTTGTGTTCTCTTCACTCTACATCGTAGAAGGGCTTGTCACCAATACCACCGTTGCGTTTACCAAGTTTAGTTCGACGTTGGTACCTATGCAGTGCTCCGTCACCGTGACAATGGAAGCCAAGTACATTGGCTTTGCAAAGGCTAAGACCTTCTTCACTGAGACCCTTGCTCAGCGAGAGCAGATGGAACTAGAAGCAAAGCAGGAAGATGCGGCTCGTAAGAAGGCACTGGTAGACGCCTTCTCGAAAGCATGTAACAAGGTGAGCCTCTCCTGGTTTCTTCGTCCTGGTGATACGGCATCTTACACCACCTCAACGCCTGCTGGTATTCTTCAAACCAAAGGCACAAAGGGGTATCTAGGCATTACCCTTCCAGGAGCAAAGGGCAACGACACCGCAGTGACTGACGAGTTGGACAGCGCAGCGGGTACAGTCGTAGAGTTCTATGGCACGTACACCATGTACAAGTCGCCATCGGCTCTTAGCAGCTTTCGTGGAAGTCTAGAGTCCCTAGTAGCTAACAGCGATCTCACTCCGCTTGTGGATATGGACTTCTTTCCTATCACCAGTCCGTACAAATCAGGAAGAGTAGAGTCCACTAAAGAATGGAAGAAGCTATACTCTTTCGACGTATCGTTCTCGCCGTACGTCACTACCAACGGGTTCTCAGGTCCTATCGTGATTAACTCCTCTACTGATTGGTTCATTGCAAAAGCAACAGTGCGCATTGACGTGACATACAAGGGAGATCGTGTTTCGGCATTTGGCACTGTGTGGAAGGCGTTTGGTCCCGGCACTGGGTTTGATGAGACAATCACGGTCACCCCCGTATGGCCGAAGATTGTGATTCCTGACTCGTTAGAAGTGACAGGTGCAGTACCTGCGGACAACGCCGGTACGCAGTCTCCTCCTCCTGGAAGCACCTCCAAGGTGGGAGGGACCACGCCCTCAACTAAGCCTGCTCCTAAGCCTGGTGTGGTTGTGAGGACGTAATGGCTAACTACTCTTCTCTCTCTAGGTACTCAAACGACCCTACAGGGCAGCTGGCCTTCCGTGGGCCAGTAGTGCGCACTAACTACAACCTTTACACTGTGAAGGAAGGTGAGACGCTAGAGTCCATTGCTACTCGTACACTCGGTAACCCACTTCGCTATTGGGAACTCGCAGACCTGAACCCACAGGTCAAGTTCCCGCTAGATCTGGAAGTAGGTACCGTCTTGAGGTTGCCGCTATGATCACTAAGAGCGTCTACGGCCTTTCTCCTACACTGACCTTGTCCATCAATGGTGCTGCTGTTGACTACTTCGCTGTCAACGAGGTTGAGCTACATCTAGATGTCAACATGCACGACATGCTTGTCGTTCGGATGGCTGGCATTCCCCCACGTGCCATGACGGACTACCGCAACCAGCCTGTGTTCTGCTCAATGGATCTAGGTGGGGGCTTCTTCACCGAGTTCTATGGGTACGTGCACGACGTGCATGCCGTGGCGTCCACTTCCAGCGGCTTGCTCAACGGGTCCCCGTTCCAAGAGGCTAAGGTCGTGTGTCTCGGTACCTCCTATGAGATGCGAGGCGGGGACAGCCGTGTGTGGAAGGACGAGCGTCTCCAGGACGTGGCACTGGAACTGTCGGGCAAGTACGGGTTCAGCGTCAGCGTCCCGAACGACAAGCTCATCCTGTCCCCCATGCTGCAAGACAACGAGTCCGACTGGCAGTTCCTCGTACGCTACGCAGGCATGATGGGTTTCGACGTAACACTGCACGGGACCAACCTTCACGTGTTCGATCCCTTCAAGGCGTACTCACGACAGACGAGCTTCCACAGGCTCCGCACCTCTAAGGACGTACGTGCAGGACTCGTCCCAGAGCCTGGCCAGATCTCCAAGTTCGACGTGACGCTTGCTGAGCACCACCCTGACGGTAAGTACAAGGACACCGTGGTCACTGTTCACCAGGACGACAACCAGATCTTCGACGTGTCGTTGCGTGAGCTTCGTGGGCTGACCGCCCCCGCCAGGTTCTCCAACCGTCTACGAGACAGCGTGGACACCTACGATCAGGCCGTGCGTGTCATTGAGGCAGAGGGTAAGAGCAAGTACGACTACAGGGCGACCGCCACGGTCATGGGGCTTCCAGGATGTATGCCAGGGGGTGTCGTTCTGGTTGATAGCTACGGTACCTCAGAGGTGGACAACCTCTGGTACGTCCAGTCTGTTTGTCACCATCTGGCTTCGGGGGCGTTCTACTCTGAACTCAAGCTCGCTCGTAATATCACGTCCGAACTCGTTCCGGCTTCCGTCGCTGCGTACACCCGCCCCCCGGCCCCCAAGCTGGTAGACGGAAGGTGGTTCCCAACAAAGAGGTTGCTTAATGTCTACTCATAGTGCTCACAAGGGTTATGAGCTTCACCGTGCTGTCGTACAGAGTGCCGATCCAGTAACGGGCGTCACCCAGGTAAAGATCCCCGACCTGCTTGGTAACCACGTGGTTGACGTGCACTGGGCTGGTTTGGAGAACGCAGGCGGCACTTTCAAGACGCCGATTCCTGGCGACATGAGTCTCGTGGCTGTGTCGAACGATGGTACACAGATCATGTGGGTGCTCTCCGCAGACCACACTCCGTTGTGGAATGGCATTCAGCAGGCAGACCTCGCCATCGCTGATCTGACTGCTGACCTAGCGGTGGTGGCTGCGGGTGTAGTGACCAACACTGCTGACATCGCTGCGCTTCAAGCAGCTGTCACCGTTCTGGAGTTCGACACCGTGCTGCTGTCTGCGTCTGCGGTATCGGCTGCCGCCTCCATCTCCACTCTCAACAGTTCAGTTGTCAAGACCGTCACTGGTACTGCTAACGAGATCGAAGCTACAAGAACGGGAGCGTCGGTCGGTCTGGCCTTTCCCACCAATGTTGTCAAGTCTGGGACTGGTTACTTACGAGTTACCAACACTGGCGTTTCTGCTACCGCTGCTAGTGTCTCTCGTCTTGAGATGGGGGTGTCAGGTACCTCACCTAGAATCGTGTTTGAGGATTCGACCAACGGAACTGTTTGGGTAGCAGACAACTTCGGAGGAACATTCCGACTGTTCAACGCTGGCACAGAGCGCTACAACCTTACCAACACTGCTCTGACCACCACCGGCAGCATTAACGTCGTTGCAGGAGGAACCGTTCAGGGAACTAGGTTGATCTCCACGGTCGCAACCGGAACGGCTCCGCTCACCGTCACCAGTACTACCAACGTCGCCAACCTGAACGCTGACCAGCTTGATGGTTGTCACATCGTAACTAGTACAACCGCCCCTACCATCAGCACCAACCCTGGTCTCGGGACTGGATCGACCCATACGGCTAACTGGATGTACATCGGGCCTACTACTACTGGTGCCATCGGCATGCTGTCCCTTCACGGAGTGATCACTCTTGGAACGGGTCCCACGATGGGAGACCTGCGCATCACCCTCCCTGGTAGTTACACTGTTCCGAACGCTGTTGCCGGTCTCACCCGTGTTGGTACGGTGGGTTACAAGATTGCCGGTGCGGCGTACACGGGAGTGATCAGAACCGAGTCCAGTTCTATCATGCGCTTTATCGCCATCAACCCAGGTGCTAGCGTAGCGGTGTACGCCCAGGATACGGCCTTGACAACGGCTATTCCGGCAACATGGGCCGCATCCGACACCATTGCGTACAACATTCACTGCCAAGTGGTATACCCGTGATGTACACTGGTACTCTATGAAGACGCTTTCTACACCCTTCAACCTGTCAGGCGGGCGCATTGCCACGACCTCTGATAGGTCTCGGGTAGCAGAACAGAAGATCACCGATGTTCTGGTGACCGGCAAGCTGGAGCGCCCCACTATTCCGCTCTATGGATCTGGTATCCAGCAGCTGCTCTTTGAGAACATTGATGATCTTGTAGAGGCCGACATCAAGACCGACATCGGTCTGGACATGCTCAGCAGTGTGTCCGGTGTGACCGTCCTTGATCTCAGGATCATGCAGGATGAAGTAGAGCCGACTCTTGCGGTGGTGAAGGTGTTGTACCAGATCGCCCTCGGCACCCCACAGGTGCTCACCTTCAAGCTCAGCACAGACATTCTTACAGAGGAGAGTCCTTTCTAATGGCCTTTGACTACAGTTCCAGGGACTATGAGACCATTCGTGCCGACCTGCTCGCTAGGGCAGACAGGGTCTTTCCAGAGTGGACCGAGCGTGACCCTTCTGACTTCGGTATGCTCTTGGTCGATCTCTGGGCCTACATGGGCGACGTGATGCACTACTACATCGACCGTGCGGCAGGTGAGGCTTTCCTCTCCACAGCCACCCAGCGTGAGTCCGTACTTGCATTGGCCAACCTTCTGGACTACGTCCCCCGTGGCCGTTCTAGCGGTACAGCAGTTCTGACGTTGGAGAACTCCACGCTGGCAGACGTGACCATCGATCCTCTTACTGAGTTCATCGCACGCAATGACAGCACTACCTACTCTGCCTACACGCTTCTCGGCGGCACCATCCCGTCTACCGGATCTGCCACGATCAGTATCCGAGAGGGCACCCTGTACCAGGATGAGGTGCTCACTTCCGCAGCGTCGGGTAACGTCGGCCAGGTCTACACACTCGTCAATGACAAGGTGGACGTGGCGTCTCTGACCGTCACCGTTTATGAGGATGGCGTCACCCCAGTCGTGTATCGTCGTGTGAACCGCATCATCGATGCAGCTTCTGGCGAGCGTGTGTTCGTAGCCACTGTTGCGGCTGATGGGTTCCTCAACGTGTCGTTCGGTTCTCTTCTCAACGGCTTTGTCCCCACCACTGGTGCTCGCATCACGGCTACCTACGCAACGTCGTCAGGTTCCGCTGGTAACCTGCCCGCTGATTCGGTGATCGGCTTCAAGGGGGCGACCCCCACCGGAATCACCATTACTACGTCTACCGCTTTCTCTGGTGGACTGGACGAGGAGAGCATCGTCTCCCTCCGTTCTTCCATCCCATCGGTCATCTCCGCTCAGAACCGTGCGGTGACCCGCAACGACTTCGTGTCACTTGCTACGCAGGTTACTGACGTGTCCAAGGCTACGATCTCGTTCACCCCCAGTGTCTCGGGTGCTTCTGCCGGTAACGCCAGCGTGACTGTGTACCCACAGGGCGCAGTGAGCGACTACCTGACTACTGCTAGCACCTCGTACACGGTGCCCGCTGAGATGCAGACCAACGTCGTTGACTTCATCCAGCCATTGGCCCTCCTTGGCGTGACGGTGCTCTGCGCCTCCACCATTACGTGGGAGCCTATCAAGGTTGCCATCAACGTCGTGGTCAACGACAGGTACGTGAGCAACTGGGTGAAGAGCGACGTGGAAGACGCCATCGATGAACTGTTCGACTTCGACAACGTGTTCTTCGGCCAGCGTCTCACCCTGGGCCAGCTGTACAGGATTGTGCTCAACGTCCCTGGTGTGGAGTACTGCACCGTGACCACGTTCGACCTGGAGTCTGGCTCATCGCTCCAGACCAGCATCCTCATTAACGAGCTTCGTCTGCCCAAGAAGGGCACCGTCACCCTTACGATGTCGGGGGGCATCACCACTGCATAATGGCTAGGATCTCATTCGCCCTTCGTCGCCCTTCGACCGACGCCGATCTCGGTTCGTACCTGAGGTACGACGAGGCCCTTGGCGCACGTACTGACTACGACTCTGCTCTACGTGCCGACAGCCTACAGACCGCCCCCACGGCCTTCGTTACTTCTTCGTTCTCTGCTACATCGGCCTGCTACGGCGAAGTAGAACTGGAATGGGAAGTTCCCATCGTTGCAGTTGAGGACCTCACCGCTACTCCAGACGTGACCGGAGTCGTGTTGGTTTACTCTTCTGAGGGTGAGCCGACCACTATCGCTTCTGGCACGATCCTCGTGGAGTCTAGCGACACGTTCTCGTACAGCCACCTTGGGCTAGTAGAAGGACGCTGGGCGTACTACACGCTCTTTGTGCACTACCAGTCCACCGGGGGCGACAGCTACTACGAAAGGGCCGCATCCCTCAGCGTCATCGTCCCCAAGGACTACGGCTCCACCTTGCAGCTGTGGAAGCGCATCCCTGAGTACTACCGTAATCAGGACACGCTCCTAGGTGATTTGGACTACGACGCCGCATGCCTCGGCTCTGTCATCACTTCCGCTACTCAGCCAGTCGGCCCCCTCCTTAAGTACCTCTCCATCTTCGGCTTTGAGATGGACCGTATGAGGACTTTGCTGGACTATCAGATGGTTGCATACGACCCTGCGTTGTCGAACACTGAGCACCTGGACGCCCTGAGCGAACAGCTTGGCGTGGACCTGCTGAGCAGCGCCCTTGGTTCTCGTCGCCTCCGTACGCTGCTCAATGACATCGGCGTGTTCCGTCGTTCGAAGGGCACCCCCTCCAGTGTGGAGTTCTTCGGTCAAGCCGTAGCCGGTAGCGATCTTGACATCGACCAGGCTCTGGGTGAGGTCACGATCTACAGTCAGCGGGTGAACTACATCACCGACCCCAAGGACGGCGTGAGCGTCACGACCCACCGTGCGGCGTACAACACGGAAGCGACTGCCCCCGCTGCGTTCAGCGTAGACATGTCGGCGTTCGCTGGAACCTATACAGTAACTGGTAACGAGTTCGTCACCACCGGTACTGGTGCTTCTGTTGGTGTAGAGCACGTACTGCTCCACTTGTCCGACCCCATCCCTGTGCAGCTGTCAGACCGTGTCGGCTTCTCCGTCCAGAGCAACGTAGGCACTGACGGCATCAAGTGGGTACGCCTAGTGAACGGCGCAGGGGCGAGCGTTGGTCTACAAGACACCTCTCTCACCGTAGACGGTGCTCGCGTCTTCGAAGTGACCGCAGAGTCCAACGCAAGCGCAGGCGTATGGACCGACGTGTATGTGGAGTACCTTGTGGACCTTTCTGCGGTGTCGTCGTTCGTCAACGGCTCCCTTCTCGCAGAGCGCAACTTCCTGGGCACCTACTTCGACGGCAGTACCGTCCGAGGCGGTTGGCTCGTAGACAGTTCATCAGTGAGCGACTATCGTTGGGAGGGCACGGCTAACGCCTCCAGATCCCTGTTTACAGAGGATTACCAACGAACCAAGGGCGTTGTCCAGGACCTGTTCTACGACATCCTGCCCATCACTGAGGTGTCCAAGTACACCATCATTGCGTACAACGCTGTGCCTGGGGTACCGCCCGGTCTCTAACGTCCTTGACACGGTGAGGGGGCGGGGTGTAGCTTGCTCTCACATCGACCAAGGAGCGACATGAGCAAGCAATCGAAGACCCACGCCGTCGTGGGCAGCGGCAGCGCCCCCACCGCCGTCATCCAGGAAGGACTGCGTGACGTGGTGAGTGGGGCAGACAACGTGAGCCTGGTGTGGACCGGCCCCCCGTCCTCCACGATGGAGGATGTCTACGACTACGTCATGGACAACGAGATCCAGTTCGTCATGTACTACGCCGAGGGCGTCAACCCGGCCCGTGTGTTCCGTGAGTCGGAGCACGGCATCGTGCAGAAGGTGCGTGACCCCTTCAAGGGCGCTCTCCAGTCCGTCGCCAACGGCGGCAAGGTCCTCTTCCTGTGGAACGAGGACGAGGACGACGATCAGGTGCTCCCCGTGTTCGACACCATCGACACCGGTACGCTCGTGCTGGACCTGTCCAACGGGCTGTCCCCCATCAGTGTGGAGATGGACATCCCCGAACCCGTCGATCCCGAACTGGCCAAGGACGAGAGCGAACCGGACGAGGACTCCGACTTCACCAAGGCTGAGTTGGAGATTATGACTCCCTTCGCTGTCAAGCGCTACGGCGAGCGCAAGGGTTGCGCCGCCAAGACCAAGAGCGGTATCATCGCAGAACTCTTCCCAGACGGTGTTTCGGGTTCGCCGTCCGAGGAAGACGACGAGGGGGTAGAGCCGACCGGATCGGGTGTTGGCGCACCTGCGGCTCCCCCCTCGTCCATCACCGATGGAGACGAACTGAGTGGTCTCCTCTACACGCTCAACGAGGCGATGTCGCAGATCAACTCGGTCTTGACACAGCTGGCCGAGAAGGTCTATCGTTCCTGATCTCAGGTAGCACAGGGGAGTTGGTACCCAGGTCCTACCTGAGACATGGTAACCTCCTGTGTGTTGGTAAGCCCCCTGCCCTGTTTCTGGTGGTTGCAGGGCAGGGGGCGGTCGCTTGAAAGGAGCAACGATGCCGGTATTCGGCGCAGACCCCGACAGTGAGACCTCCATCTGGGAAGAGAACACGCACTTCGTACGTAAGTACGTGAGCAAGCCAGTCAATGGACTGACCCACTACTTCGGGTACCACCCCCAGATGAAGATGAGCCAGCGGTTTGATGAAGAGGACAAGACGGTCCTCAACGCCTACTTCTCCCGCCGCCTCAAGCAGGGGCACACAGAGCGGTCCATCAAGAAGATGATCGACCGCTTCTGGCAGTCCTGGGGCAGCGATACGGAGCGCCCCGCTTTCACGTTCACCAGCAACAAGGTACAGCAGGCGCTGATCTTGGAAGCCGAGATTGTCAAGGATGACCCGGTGTTGGAGTGGCTACTGGACGGCATGCCGAGCAATGGCCCCTTCGATGATTCCAATGAGATGCGCAAGATCGTCACTCGCCATGCTGACGAGGGGCTGTTCAGGTATCCCGACGTGGTGGCCGATGTGCTTCGCCCCGATACCGGCAATGAGGCTGCGATTCTGCTGGATCTTGAAGACGTCATCAGCCACAAGCTCCACGGTGACGACCGAGCGGTCAACTACCGCTTCCTACAACAGCGCAGCGCTTTGCCCAAGGAGTTGGTCGGCCCTGGAAAGCTGCGCCCCCGACAAGAGACCGTGAGTGCTGCCATTGCCAGCATCCCCCTACAGAAGAAGGTAGAGTGGTAATCCAGTGAAGTACAAGCCTGAACCACGACGTTACAAGAGCTACTCAGACATGACGAAGCACGAGAGGAAGCACATCATTAGCATGGCGCTCTACTTGCATCGGACTGGGGAGATCAATACCGAAGGCCCCCTCATCAACCTTGCTCGTGCCTGCGAAGAGGTAGAGAGCAAGTCGTGGAAGCGTTGGATGCAGGACGCTCTACGCAAGTATGGAGTTGCAGAATGAACTACGAGACCCCACTAGATTGGAAGAGCGAACTGTGGTGGCGCAAGCGCCCCGTCGAAGAGCGTGTGTTCCATCTCCACTTGCCTCCCCGCATCAAGACTGACCTACTCCTGTCGTCAGTGGCGTGGCCAGCTTACGATCAACTCCCTGCCGGGATCGTGATCAGCGGCCCCGCTGCCACCGGTAAGTCGATCAAGGCCGCAGGCATCCTGCAACGTGCTGTAGAGGAGCACGAGGCGTCAGGACGCTGGGTGGAAGCCAACGACTACGTGGACATGATCAAGGAGTCGTTCAACAACGACGGTGTGCTCCCCGAGATGTACAGCACGCCCCACCTCTTGAAGTACATCAAGGGCGGGGTCGATGTGCTCGTTCTGGATGGGTTAGGCGAAGAGTACAAGACCGACTTCGCCTCCCACGAACTGGGCAGTCTTATCCGCAAGCGCTTCGACCGCATGAAGTGCACCATCATCACGACCCAACTCACCCTGCCTGACATCCGTGCCAAGTACGGTGACCGCCTGGGCACGGTACTGGACGAGTTCGAACTGATCACTACAGGAGCACGCCGTGGAAGGCAATGACATCGGTGTAGACGTGCGCCAGCACGTGGCCTGTATGTTCGAAGGGCTGCTCATGCGCCGTCTGGACATCGCCCCCGAGAAGCGTGGGATCAGCCGCTTCTTCAAGAAGGAAGAGGACCTGACCGAAGAGGAGTACATCAAGCGGGAGGTCAGGTTGTGGCGTCCCAACGATCTCCCCATCAAGTCAGCGAGCCACATGATCAACAAGCTGGGTCTGGGTCTGGAGGTGTACACCTACATGGACCCTCTGTTCGTGGACGCCATCGAACACTGGCTGTCCCGCAAGGGTGTGGACGTGACCGTGTACGCCTACTACGATCTCAACGACCTGCACGACGACTTCAAGCTAAACCGTGACGTGTATGCGCTCTTTACACCGTTCGAAGACGATGCTAGACTGCTGGGCATGCGTGCCACAGTCGCCCCACCTGACCGTACGTTCGGGGTCTGAGTGGCTGCTGTAGAGCACCTGATCATCAGCAAGATCATCGAAGAGCAGTCGCTGGACGAGGCTCTTCGCTCTGGCGTGAAGCCGATGCACTTCTCAGGAGACTGGGAGGGCGTGTACGACTGGGTCATGGAGTACAACTCCAAGCACAGCGCTGTCCCGTCTGAGCGTGCATTCAAGCAACGCTATGGGCACATCGACATCGAAGACGCCAGCGCTGAGTCGTTCAGTGGGCTGTTCGAAGAACTGCTCACGGCATACCGTTTCAGAACGGTAGCCAGTGCCATTACAGAGGCTACTGGAAAGCTGGACAAGGATGAGGTGGACGATGCCCTGTCCGTCCTCTCCAAAGGGCTACAGACTGCGAGCGTGGAGTCCACCCGGCTCCGTGACTTCAACATCATCGAAGGCTGGCAGGAGCGTCTAGAGCGCTACAAGTACATGCGGGACCACCCCGACGAGTTGCTGGGCATCTCCACCGGGTTCGATGGTCTGGACCGTCTCACGCAGGGCTTCCGCAACCAGCAGTGGGTCGTCATGGTCGGTGAGCAGAAGCGAGGCAAGTCGCTGTTCCAGCTGATCATGGCCAACGCCTGCCACCGCCACGGTCTCACTCCGCTGTTCATCTCCTACGAGATGAGCGTGGACGAGCAGATGTCCCGCTTCTACGCTCTCATCGCCAACGTTCCCTACGACAAGATCCTCAGCGGCAACCTGACCGACAACGAACTGGCCCGTATCGAAGGAGCCATGAAGGGGTTGAAGAACATGCACCCCTTCTATATGAGCGAAGACTCGTCAGGTCTGACCACCATCAGTGCTGTTGAGGGCAAGATTCGTGAGTACCGCCCCCACGCCCTGTACGTGGACGGTGTGTACCTCATGGACGACGAGAGCGGAGAGCCGAAGGGCAGCCCCCAGGCGCTCACCAACATCAGCCGTGGCTTCAAGCGTCTTGCCCAGAAGTACGACATTCCCATCGTTGGCACGAGCCAGGTCCTGTCCTGGAAGCTGAACAACAAGCGCACCCGTGCCATCACGGCAGATGCCATCGGCTACACGTCGGCGTTCGCTCAGGACGCTGACCTCATCATCGGTGTGGAGCGCAACCCCGACATCGATGAGCAGGCCATCCTCCGTATCGTGGAGGCCCGCACCGCCCCCCGTGCCGAGATCCACGTGCAGTGGAACTTCCGTACGATGGAGTTCGAAGAAGTGGATGGTGGTGAGTATGGACCCTCGCACGACTAAGCCTCCGTTCGTACCGCCTGAGGGCTTCCCCATCAAGCTGCGCCCAGATGTGGTCCATATGAGCACCGGGTTCTCTCCCTGCATCCAAGTGTGGATTAGCACATTCGATCAGATCGAAGGGCGCTCTTCGATGGCCGGTCCTGACGGTGAGCGTGCGGCTTTTAACGACATCATCAACCAGTTAGTGAACCTGGCGTACTTCCATTACAACAACTATCTGACCGAAGTGGAGTACAAGAAAGACGAAGTGAAAGGCACATCGTTCGATGACAGCGCAGAATGACCTTGCATCTGTCCTAGAGGAACTCGGTGTAGATGTGTACAAGATCCACGGAGATGAGATCAATGGACGCTGCCCCGTGCACCATAAGGTGAAGGGCAGAGACAGCAGCCGCAACTCGTGGTACATCAACGTGGACTCTGGCCTTTGGCACTGCTTCACATGCGGTGCCCGTGGCAACCTGTCCCAGTTGTTGAGCGAGTTGACTGCCGACCCAGCCAGCCTGTGGAAGGTGCAGTCGCACCTCATCACCACCGGACTTCGCAGGCTCAATCCAGAGGAAGCCAAGTACGATGCCAACGTGCGTCCCGACGTGGACTGGGTGAGCTACGCCAAGTTCGCCCCACTGCCTGAATCCATCATCGATCTCCGCAGCTTCGACCCCGACGTGGCGCATCGCTTCGGTGTGCGCTGGGACCCAGAAGAGAGGTGCACCATCGTCCCCATCGTCTCCCCTCTGGGGGAGCTTCGTGGGTGGCAGGCGAAGAAGACCGGGTGGGTGCGCAACCGACCCGAGGGCGTCAACAAGTCCACCACCCTGTTCGGTATCGAAAGAGCGTTCGGCAGTATCGGACTGCTCGTGGAGTCGCCTCTGGATGTCGTACGCTTCCACAGCGTCTACGACGACATGCACGTCAACTGCGTGTCCAGCTTCGGTGCCAACGTCTCTGCCGATCAGATCCGTCTGCTGGCCAACCGCTTCGATCAGCTGGTCGTGGCGATGGACAACGACCACGCTGGCGAGATGGAGACCAAGCGTCTGAGCAAAGTGCTCCCCACGTTCCGCAAGGGTGTACGCTGGTGGAACTACGCCCCAGACGACCCCAAGGACATTGGTGAGATGACAGACGCACAGGTCCTACGAGGGCTAGCGAACGTGAGTGCAGTACGATGAGTGACCCCATTGTAGAGATGGCCAAGATCGTAACCGGCATGTACGGGCACGTTCTCGGCTACGAGACCTCTCTGGACTACGCCTGGGAGGCGTTCAACGTGATCAACCGAGAGCACCCCCACTTCCTGGGTGAGTGCCAGGACCTCATCAAGGAAGCTGCCCGTGTTCAAGGGTAAGCTCTGGCCGTACCAGGAAGAGGCAGCCGAGCGCATGGTGGATAGGGGGCAGATGCTCCTTGGCATGGTCATGGGCGCAGGCAAGACGCCTACCGCACTCGGTGCCGTCGAAGAGCTACGGGCCGAGGGCGAGGTTGACCGCTGTCTGGTGGTCGTCCCCGCCTCCCTCAAGTACCAGTGGAAGCGTGAGATTGAGAAGTTCACTGACGCCTCCCTCATCGTGATCGACGGTGACAAGGGCAAGCGGGCAGAGCAATGGCGCACCTCGTTCCGGCACACGTACGTGATCGTCAACCCCGAGACGCTGATCAACGACGTGAAGCTGATCGGCACGTTCCAGTGCATCGTCGTGGACGAGGCCACCATCATCAAGAACCGCAGCGCCAAGCGCACCCGCCTGCTCAAGAAGATCGGCAAGACGATCCCGTACCGCTTCGCTCTCACCGGACAGCCGATTGAGAACCGCCCCGAGGAACTGTTCTCCATCATGGAGTTCGTGGACAGGGACGTGTTGGGTACGTTCGAAGTGTTCGACAGGACGTTCATCGTGAGGGACCACTGGGGCAAGCCGATCAGGTACCGCAACCTGGACAAGATGAACAAGGTGATGCAGGAGTGCATGATCCGCAAGACCCGTGAGGACATTGCCGATCAGCTGCCTGACATCATCCACCAGACCATCCCGGTCCCGTTCGATGCCAAGGGGGCGGCGCTCTACCGTGTCATCGCCAAGGACCTCCTCAACCAGATCGCAACCGCCATCAAGCACGGCAACGGCGGCTTCAACCTGTGGGCGCACTACAACAACCCCGAGGGCAAGGAAGCTCAGGGGCAGATCATGTCTCGCCTCACCGTGCTCCGCATGCTGTGCGACAACCCGGCGCTTGTTAGCGTTTCCGCTAACAACTACGACGACCCCGACACCAAGGCTGGGTCAGAGTACGCCGCCACGCTTGCCGCAGCAGGGAAGCTGACCGGCCTCACCGCCGCCCCCAAGCTGGACGCCGTCCTGGAGTACATCCAAGACGTGCTGGACGAGGACCCCAAGAACAAGGTGGTGCTGTTCAGCTTCTTCAAGGACAACTTACGGCTGATTCAAAAGGCTACCAGCGGGATCACTGACTCGGTCCTGTTCATGGGCGGCATGTCCGCAGAGGACCGAGACAAGGCCAAGCAGAAGTTCCAGACCGATCCCAACTGCCGTCTGTTCCTGTCCTCCGACGCTGGCGGCTACGGAGTGGACCTGCCCCAGGCCAACTACTGTGTAGAATCAGGAACTATGATTCTTAGAGGAGACTTGCAGTGGGTTCCCGCATCGACACTGTTGCCGGGTGACAAGATCGTGGGTGTGGAAGAGCACCGCCGAGGAAAGGGAATGCCCCGCCTGTTTGAGATGGGGGAAGTAACAAGCAACTTGCTCGTTAAGCGAGAGTGTTTGAATGTTGCATTCAGTAACGGAGACTCGCTGATCGTTACTCCAGACCACAAGATGCTGGTCAAGACAGGCAAAGGGTGGTTCTGGAAGGAGGCGCAGGAACTTGTACCTGGGTGGCAGGTCTCAAAAGCATTTGACATGTGGACCCAGCAGGACACCTTTGACGGTGGGTGGATGGCAGGCATGTTGGACGGAGAAGGTTGCGTTAGCCGTATCGGTAACGGAATTGCTCTAACCATGTCCCAAAACCAAGGTCCTGTACTAGATCGGTTCCTACAGGTGGCTAGTGATCATGGGTTTGACTTCCGAGATTCAGGGCGTGACACCACCTGCAAACAGTTCGTACTTCGTGGTGGCAAGTCGGAAGTCGCCAGGTTCCTAGGCACCTTTCCCTCTGTTCGCTTGCAGGAGAAGTGGCGCACCCTAGTTGGCAAATGCAAGCTGATGGCGGTGGATACTCCGTTCATCGTCTCTGTCACTCCG